TTATGACTCATATGTCTAGAATGGTAATTGAGTTCGAATGTACAAAAGAAGCAGAAGAGGTAATGGACTCTTATGTTCTTCCTATTTACAAAGAGTCAATTAGGTTGGGGCATTACAGCTACCTTGATTACAATATGAAGTATGGAGAAGGAAGATATTTTCCATCTTTGCCACCACATATTGATGCTGCTAATACTCTTGTAACTTTTAACTATTGTCTAGATACAAATATTGATTGGGATGTTTACGTCGACAATAAGCCTTATGCGTTAAAAGCTGGAGATGCTTTAGTCTTTAGTGCTGTAAATCAAGTGCATTGGAGACCAAAGAGAGAATGGAGCGAGGGAGACTTCTGTGAAATTTTAACCTTTGATTACTCTCCTTTGGATGACTGGAGATTTACAAATGGACAAGATCCTCTAGATCCAAGATTCCATTCAGAAAGAATTAAGGCTCACATGCAAGATTTAACAACAAGAAAAGAATATATAGAGGCATGGGATCTTTATAATGATTTAGGATTAGAAATAGGGTTAGATCAAGATACTCACGGAAAGATAAAAGATGGAACAACAAACAACAATTGATTCAATTAATGGACTTGCAGAAATAGCAGAGTACATGAACGACGAAGAACTTAATACGGCATTAACTTTTATTGCTAAAGTTATTCTAAAGCCAGACATTCCGCTCAACATAGTAACTGTTGAAATTGTTAGGCTTCAAGCCATTGCTGCCAAAATGGCTTTCAAAGCTACTTGGATGGCAAACGTAGACAAGAGTGATAGAGGAAAGAAAAACCTTTACTACACAGCCTCAGAAGCAATTAACAACTTGGTATCAGCCTTGAAATATATTGCCAGATAGTGTATACTAGAAGGATATAGAAAAGAGTTTTAAAAAATGACAAAAAGTTTACTACAACAAATAATGCTAAAAACAGAAACAAAAGTAATGGAAAAACCATCCTTTGTCGATAAAGAAGCATTGATCGAAAAAATAAATTCAGGCTACATCGTAAATCGTGTAGATAAGTTTACAAAGAAAAATTCGTTTGCCCCAAGCACAATTGCCTACTCTCACGGAGAGTGTCCTAGATATTGGTACCTGGCTTTTGAGGGTGCAGTGTTTACTGATAATGCAGATGCCTATGGCGGTGCCAACATGACATCTGGAACCAAGTCTCATGAACGTATTCAAGAGGCTATGGGCAATGCTGGAATCTTAAAGGATTCCGAGTTTAAGATTACTTATAGCGATCCCCCAATTTTTGGTTTTGGAGATGTTATTCTAGATTGGGCTGGTCAAGACTTGCTTGGCGAAATTAAAACAATGCCTAATGAGGGGTTTGAATATCGCAAGTTGGCGGGTAAGCCAAAAACTGGACACCTTATTCAGCTATTGATATACATGAAGGTCTTAAATAAAAACAAAGCAATTTTAATATATGAAAACAAAAACAACCACGAGCTGTTGATTTTTCCTGTAGAATTGAATGAGTATTACTTTAGGTGGGTTGAGAACGCCTTTGAGTGGATGAGAACAGTTAGAAAGGCTTGGGAAAACAAAACCCTGCCTGAGAAAAACTATAGGTCTAATTCAAAGATTTGCAAGACGTGTCCAATTAGGGCAACTTGTGATCTAGCTGGTTCTGGAGACATAAAGATTAAGTCTTTGGAGCCTTTAGATGAAACACTGTCAATGGTGCGATGACCCATTTGAAACTAACGTTTCTTACCAAATTTACTGCTCACCAGAGTGTAGAGATTTTGCTACTAAGGAAAAAATTGCAGAAAGATATCAGATTGCAAGAATTAGTCGTAGGGCTGGAAAAGTTAGAACTTGCAAAACATGTAATCAAAGATTGTCGATATATAATGATGAACAAATTTGTAGCAAGTGCATCATCAATCCCAGCGAAATTAATAGTGTCTTAAAAGATATAAAGAGGTTGTCAAATGGTAAAGATTAGTTCTTTTACAGATTCAGTAAACAATCTTTGTGCAATTGATGCAAGCACTAACAGTCTAGCTTTTGCAATTTTTAATAACAAGGATCTTAAGACATTTGGAAAAATTAAATTTTCTGGACTAGATACTTATGCTAAGGTTGGAGATGCTGCAAGAAAGTCGCTAGCCCTTTTTGCAAAATTTGAAATAGATGCAATTGTTATTGAACATACGGTGTTTATGAATAGTCCTAAAACAGCAGCAGACCTTGCTCTTGTTCAGGGAGGCCTACTAGGGGCAGCACGAATTCTTGGAGTTAAAAGGTTTGGATCTGTAAGCCCCATTACATGGCAAAACTATATTGAAAATAAAAAATTGACAAATCCAGAAAAGCTTGAGTTAGCAAAAGCCAACCCAGGAAAATCTGCTTCTGCTCTAAAAACCATTGAGCGTGAATTTAGAAAACAAAGAACTATTAAATTTGTCAATACTTATTATGATAGAAATGTAAATGACAACGACATAGCAGACGCTATAGGAATTGGTCATTATGCTATAGGGAATTTGTCTAAGGTTGGTTTATAAAATGGCAAGCAAATTGTACACTAACGAAGCCTGGTTAAAAAAGCGGTATTGGCTAGACAAGAAAAGTGCTGAAGATATAGCAAAAGAATGTGGAGTAAGCGTTGAAACTATATACGTTTATTTAGCTAAATTTAAACTAAGGAAGTCTAAAAGATGATTAGTAGAAAAACTTCTGTAATAAGTGAAACAAAGTTTAAAAGGTCTTATGAGCTACAAGTTGGAAACCGAACAATTGTTTCTGGAGAAATCATTAAGATTAATGGCGAGCGTGGAAATAGGTTTAAGTTTTCTAGCTTAGTAACTAATCTAGATACTGGAGCACAATGGATAGATTGCTTTGAAATCAACAAAAACGTAGTTTCTGCATGGCGGTCTTTTAAAACTGATAAAATTAAGCTGATACCAGTAAAGAGAGGTAGAAGAAATGTCAACAGAGGATAAGCTTGTAGAACATCTTGATCAAGTAAACAGGGTGGTAGAAGAGTACCTAAAAGGAAACGACCCTACCAAAATTTCAAAAGAGCTTGATATTCCAAGACAAAGAGTTGTTGGTTATATTACTGAGTGGAGGCAGATGGCCTCTGACAATGCTGCAATACGTGCTAGAGCAAAAGAAGCATTGGTTGGTGCAGACACACACTATAACAAATTAATTAGCAAAGCATATGAGGTTATCGATGATGCAACTACGACAGCAAACCTTGGTGCAAAAACATCTGCAATTAAACTTGTGTTAGATATTGAAGCAAGAAGAATTGAGATGCTGCAGAAGGCTGGTCTTTTAGAAAACAAAGAGCTTGCAGAAGAAATGATTGAAATTGAACGTAAGCAAGAAGTTTTAATTGGAATTCTGCGTGATATAGCAGCTGAGTATCCTCAAATTCGTGATGAGATTATGAAGAGGCTGTCAGCTGTTTCAAAAGAGCGAGAGGTCATAACGGTCGTTAACGATGTTTGATGAATTTCTAGAAGTTCTCAAGGCTGACAATTTTGAGGAGCGTCCAGTCAACGCAAAAACTTTTGTTGAGGGTGAGGACTATCTTGGGCAGCCACCACTATCAGAAATTCAATATGATATTGTTGAAGCAATGAGTCAAATCTATAAGCTTGAAGACCTTATTGATTTGATGGGGGAAGAGGATGGAAGAAGATATTACAAGAAGTACACGAAGAATGAAGTCATTCTTCAATTGGGTAAGGGGTCTGGCAAAGACTTTACATCTACAGTTGCGTGTTCTTATATTGTATATAAACTTTTATGTCTTAAAGATCCCGCTAAGTATTTTGGCAAGCCTAGCGGTGACGCAATTGACATTATTAATGTGGCTATTAACGCCCAGCAAGCAAAGAACGTCTTCTTTAAAGGTTTTAAAACAAAGATTGAGAAGTCTCCTTGGTTTGCAGGAAAGTTTAACGCTAAAGCAGAGAGTATTGAATTTGATAAATCTATTACAGTTTACTCAGGCCATTCCGAAAGAGAGTCTCACGAAGGTCTCAACCTTATTCTTGCGGTGCTTGACGAGATCTCTGGCTTTGCTACGGAAATTGGAACAGGCAATGATCAGGGTAAGACTGCGGACAATATATACAAAGCTTTCCGTGCATCGGTTGACTCACGTTTCCCAGACCTTGGAAAAGTAGCCCTGCTATCGTTCCCACGTTTTCCAGGAGACTTTATCTCACAAAGATATGATGCTGTTATTGCAGAAAAAGAAGGTGTTTTAAAAACACATAAGTTTATCATGAATCCAGACTTGCCAGAAGATGCAACTGGAAACTCGCTAGAAATTGAATGGGAAGAAGACACAATTACTGCATACAAGTATCCAGGTGTTTTTGCACTAAAGCGTCCAACCTGGGTAGTAAACCCAACACGACAAATTGATGACTATAAGCAGGCGTTTTATACAGACATGGGAGATGCCATGCAGCGTTTTGCCTGTGTTCCAACATTTGCTTCAGACGCATTCTTTAAGCAGCGAGACAAGGTTCGTGCTGCAATGACTATTAGAAATCCACTAGATCAGTTTAGAAGATTTGATTCTACATTTGTTCCAGACCCAAAGAAAACTTATTTTGTACATGCTGACCTTGCTCAAAAGCACGACAAGTGTGCTGTAGCAATTGCTCACGTAGAAAAATGGGTAAACATTCAGGTACTAAAAGATTACGAACAAATAGCACCAGTTGTGGTTGTAGATGCTGTAGCATATTGGGAGCCAAGGATAGAGGGGCCAGTAGATCTTTCAGAAGTAAAACAATGGATTCAAAACTTGCGTAGAGTTGGTTTTAATGTTGGAATGGTATCTTTTGACCGTTGGCAATCATTTGATATTCAAAATGAACTTAAGCAAGTAGGTATGAAAACTGAAACGGTATCAGTTGCAAAAAAGCATTATGAAGACATGGCAATGTTAGTATATGAAGAAAGATTGGCAATGCCAGCAATTGATTTGTTGTTTGAAGAACTTACAGAGCTTAAGATTATGAAAAATAATCGTGTTGACCACCCAAGAAAATCTTCTAAAGACCTTGCAGACGCAGTATGTGGAGCAATCTTTGGTGCAATTTCTCATACACCAAGAGATCAAAACCTTGAAGTAGAGATTCATACTTTTAGGGATCGTCCAAAGCAACTTGACGAGCTACCTGCCAATGTGATACAATATAAATCCATGCCCAAAGATGTGCAGGAATATCTAGAAAGATTTGATTTAATATAAATCAAAAATAAAAATATAAGGAGAAATGAATGAATTCATTTAAGAAAATCAGCATTGCTGCAGTTTCTGCTTTTGCTCTGGTAGCATCAGCAGTTATGACTGTTCCAGCTAATGCATCTGTTTCTGCAGCAGTAACCGTAGGTGTTACCGATGTAGCAACAACCTCTAAGGTAGTAACTACTCCAGCAACACCAACAGTTCCATCGGACAACAAGGTAGACCTTGCCGACACTGTTAGGTTTATTGTTACAGTGCCAACTGGCACAGTTGTTCGTGCAACAGCAACAGATGCAAAGCTAGTAACAGCTTTGGATGCAGTTGGTGCAGCGGTTCCAGCTTCTGCAGGAGCGGCTAGTGTTGAGGTTAACACTGGTTCAGGAACTACTGCTACATTCTATGCTTTTACAACTAAGACCACAACTGGGTCAGTAGTTGTTACAGCTGGTGGATCATCTTCAACATATTACCTAAAGGGAGTTGCTGGTCCTGCATATAACCTATCGGTTTCAGTTCCAACTGTTGCTGGTCTTGGTTCAGATGTAGACTTTACTGCAACTGCGACTGACGTATTTGGTAACGTAGTTGAGAATGCAACAATCACAACAACACTTCTTCGTGGAACTGTTAAGACAGCTCTAGCCTGGAATTCAACTGACAAGCTGTACAAGGGTGTAATCACTACCCCAGCTACCGCTGGAACTGTTGCTGGTATTTCAACCATTTCTGCTACAGATGTAGCTGGTTTGGCAAAGGCAGTAAAAGAAGCTTCTTTCTCTGTTGTAGCTGCAGACCTTGCTACACAGGTAGCAACTCTAACTGCTTCATTGGCAACAGCTCAGGCAGCTCTAGCTAAAGCAACAAAGAAGTACAACAAGCTTGCTCGCAAGTGGAACCGTGCTAACCCAAGCAACAAGGTAAAGCTAATCAGATAGTTGATACAAGATGATAGAGGGGAGGGGCAAAAATCCCTCCCTTTTATTATCATAAAATTTTAAAAAGGAGTTAGAATAGATGTCTATACAAATTGTCTATTTCTCCAATTATTCAGGAAATACAAAAAGATTTGTAGAGAAGTTGGATTATTCTTCCATCCGTATTCCAATAAACTGGAATCCTGCTTCACCAGTTTATGCAACGCAGGAATACGTTCTGATGGTTCCAACTTATGGCGGAGGATCTGAGAGATCCGCAATTCCAAAGCAGGTTAAAAGTTTTCTTAATATTAAAGAAAACAGAGACTTACTACGTGGCGTAGTAGGATTTGGCAACACAAACTTTGGTGACAATTACTGCAAAGCTGCAGACTTAGTTGCACAAAAGACTGGGGTACCAGTTATTGCCAGAATAGAAATATTCGGCACAGACGATGATGTTAATAAAGTAAAAGAAAGGCTAGGTCTGCTATATGGATAACTACAGTTATCATGAACTAAATGCAATGCTCAACTTATACGGAGCTGACAATAAGATTCAGTTTGAAAAAGATAAAGAGGCAGCAAAAGCTTATTTCTTAGATCATGTAAATCAAAATACTGTATTTTTTCACAGCATTGAAGAAAAACTTCATTACCTAGTTGAAAACGACTATTACGATAAAGATGTTTTGGGCCAGTACTCAGAAGAGTTCGTAAAAGATTTATTTAAACACGCTTACTCGTACAAGTTTAGATTCCCAACCTTTGTGGGGGCATACAAATTCTATACGTCATATGCCCTTAAGACTTTTGATGGCGAACGCTATCTAGAGCGTTTTGAAGATCGTGTTGTAATGAATGCACTTATGCTTGCAAAAGGTGAAGAGCAGATTGCAAAAGATACAGTAGATGAAATTATTTCTGGTCGTTTCCAGCCAGCAACCCCAACTTTTCTTAATGCTGGTAAAAAGCAGCGAGGAGAGTTTGTTTCTTGTTTCTTGCTACGTGTTGAAGACAACATGGAGTCAATCGCACGTGCAGTAACCTCCTCTTTGCAGCTATCAAAGCGTGGCGGTGGAGTAGGTCTTAATTTAACAAACGTTCGTGAGCATGGTGCACCAATTAAGAAAATTGAGAATCAGTCATCTGGTGTTATTCCAGTAATGAAAATGCTTGAGGATGCGTTTTCCTACGCAAACCAGCTTGGTGCTCGTCAGGGTGCAGGTGCGGTTTACCTAAACGCTCACCACCCAGACATCATGAAGTTTTTAGATACTAAGAAAGAAAATGCTGACGAAAAGACTCGTATTAAGACGCTAAGTTTGGGGGTGGTAATTCCAGACATTACCATTGAACTAGCTAAAAATAATGATGATATGTATCTGTTTAGTCCATACGATGTCGAAAGAGTATACGGAAAGCCTATGAGCGACGTATCAATTACAGAAATGTATGAGTCGCTAG